CGGATCCGCGCTGCCCTCGCGACAGCGCTCCAACGACTCCTAGCCGCGACCGACCACCGCGAGCTGCCGGCGCTCCAGCAGGAGGCGCGGGAACTCATCGACCTCGTCCCGTACTGCCTGATGCAGATCCACGAGGAGCAGCGCCGGCTCGAACGAGAACCACCACCGCGGTTCGTCGTTGGGAGTTCCGAAACGATCCAGATCTCAGCGGTAGCCGCGAAGCTGATTGCTGAGCAGACGTTAGAGCGATTCGGTATCGCTCAGCTACCCGATAAGTTTTTCGAGGAACTCGCGATCGCGTCGGACCGGTTCCTAGGCGGCGCTGTGCTCGAGGTGTTCCGCGAGCAAGCAGGACTCGGCGACGATGCGGTCCCGTCGCGGGTGCCGGACGAGATCCCGAACGTAACGAAGGGGGGCCGGAAGTGACGTACCCAACCGTAAAGCTCGTCTTACCGGAAGTGATGACGGGCCGCATCATCGTGACGGGACCCCGAGAGTATTGTCGGGAAGAAGTCCTACGCCCCTACTTGGTATTCGCGGTCCTACTTGAGCTGACGCTTCGCGAGTTCCCGGGGTTCTGGTTTCGCGGGACTGACGAGTGGGTCCCGTACTACGAGCACGCGCTCGAAGCGTCCCGGATTAGGGTCGCGCTCGCGAGGCAGCGCGAAGCAGTGCTAGCCGAGAATGCCCCGACGCTTCTGACCGAACACGCCCGCGCTCGTCGGTACGTCGACCAGCTCCGGCACGACGAGCGGGTCGCGATGCTGGTCGGGATGGACGCGTCATGAGTGCCATCCTGGCCGAGATGATCGCGTGCGAGCTCGCCCCCTCGCATCCGGTCACCGAGATCGTACCGGTCGCCCGCGGTAGCGCGGTCGCGTGCGGGTGCGGGAACCCAACCCCCGTCCTACTGACGGTCGCGACGACCCAGCACTTCGCGATCCTGTTCGGAAAGTGCCATCGCTGCCTGCGAATCTTCTGGGCCCCCGCGGAGCGACGCTCGTGATCGCGTTCCGAAGTATCGCGACGTTTTGGAAGGTCGGTTGGGGACCGCGGAACGCTCTCGTGTCCCCAGGTTGGCGGTGCGTCGGGTGGGAGTTGTGGTGGCGGCACGTCGGGTGGGGGTTATGGTGGTTCAGCCGCAGAAGCGAAACCTACTTCTACGAGATGACCGCACGAAACGTCTATCTGACGCGACTACCGGACGAAACGGACGCCGAACTTCGGGTCGGGATTCGGAAGCAGTACGAACAATGAGTCAACTTCGACAAGAGGACGCGGCGCTCGCGTACCTGATCGATCGCGCGCACCAGTACAGCCCGTCGAGTGGCCTCCACGGGGCGCTGCTCGAGATCGCGGGCGACGTCGCCCGGGGCCAGCACATGGACGCGTTCCTTCACGGGGAACTCGACGACCTCGCGGACCAGATCGAACAGCTGAAGGGGGCGCGGCAGCTTGAGAGCGGGATCTGCCCGAAGTGCGCCGGCGACGGCGAGGTCGAGGGGCCGAGCCGTTACCCGGACGACTCCGGGATCGTGCTGTGCCGGGACTGCGACGGAAGCGGGAAACGGAAGCAGCGCCATCTCAGGCGGGTAAAGTGAGGTCGTGATGGGTGAGGAAGAACGAGAACGGATCATTAAGATTGCGGAGAAGCTTTACGGACGGTGGCAGGAACAACTTCTGCGAGTTGGCCTTTCGTTCCGTGAGTTCGATGCGCTGACGAACGACGAGAAGGATAAGTGGTTCAGCGATGCGCGGTTCGCGATCAAAACAGTCGAGGCGCATCCGCCGGTGCATCGATGAAGTCGGTCGAACTCGTTAGGCGGGAACTCGAGGCGTTCTGCGAGCTCGCGATCCGGCGGGGGTGGAGGCTCAAAGCCGGTGGTCTCTTTCACGCGGAAAAAAAGACCTGCTGTCCGTTTGGAGCCGCGGATATCGTACTCGACCCCAACTCATTTTTCTGCGGAAAGTGCCATCATTCGGTTTGTCCTGACGACCGCGCCCGTCGCGGGGTTAAGGTCGGGTTCGATGGCGTTTTGAACCCGAGGAGTTTACAGATCGACGATTGGTATCGACTCGGTCAGTGGTTCCGCGAGCGCTACTTCGTCGGGAACCCGGCCGTCATCGAGGTCGCGTGGGAACCCGAGCTCCATTACTACGTCGACCTCGCCGCGACCGACAAGCGCGGGGTCTGGCGGGTCTTCGACACGACGCTCGAGAAGGCGCTCGACGGCGCTCACCGACTCCTCGGCACCGCGCCGCGCGGCGCGGTGGAGGGCAAGCTTCGGATAAAGTCCGACCAAGGTTGGGTATCGAGATGAAGGACGGGACCGGGCGCCGGAACGGCTGCTACTTCTGCGACGCACTTGTCGATCTGAAGGTGCCGATCTCGACCAACGGGATCCCGGCCACGATCCCGTCGTGCCGACCCTGCGCGGACCGAGCGGTCCGGCACCGTGAACACCTCGAGATCCGAGCCTGTCAGGATCGTCGGATCGTCCTAAAGGTGTCGCGGTAATGCCGCACAGCAGAGGGTTCGGACAGCATCGCCATGAGGTAGAGGCAGCGTTCCGGCGATTCGAGGAAGTGGGGGCCGACGGCCTGACGGAGCAGGAGTGGGTCTGGATCGAGCTCCGGTATCGCGAGACAGACGCTCGGTGGAACGAACAAGACATGCGCCGCCACGGGAAGATCCGGGATGGGCTCGATCGGTTACGGCTATGACGACGGCAGCGCTCGCGATCGTGACGGACGTCCGGCATCCCGGCCGTATCTTGTGCGTCTGGAACCGAACCTACGGGACGTTCGGCCTACCGGGTGGGAAGGTCGAGCCAGGGGAGGCCGAACAGACCGCCGTTGCGCGTGAGCTCTACGAGGAAACGGGAGCGAACCCGGTTCTGAGCACCCAGGTTGTGCGGGCGTTAGGTCGCCTTGAGTCGGCGAGTCTTTACGTGTGGTACTTTCGTGTCTATGGGCTCGATCGTGAACCCGACGGTGGACTCGAGGGAACGAGCTTCGCGTGGCTACGGCCGTCTGAGCTCGTCGCGACATCGGGATTCTCATCCGACCTACGATATGCCTTTACGGCGCTTGGTTTGCTCGACGAGCACGGAGACACGATATGAGGCCGACACGTCACTGGCCGGGAGGACGGTTCCTCTACGGGTTCTTCGCCGGCGCCGCGGTATCGGGTCCCGGTATCTTCCGCGAGGGGGCAGGGCGCGAGTGGGCCCTGACCGCGATGGCCGCGATCGTCGGGTACGGGCTTATGGTCGTGCTCGGGACCTTCACCCGTCATCCGTTCCGACAGGGCGATGAATGATGTGGCGGATACGAGGTTGGTGCCGAGATTGCTGCGGGGAAGACTTCCAGGGTTGCTTCGACGGTAGTACTATCGTGCTTGATGGTCGCTACGCATCGAAGGAATTAGCGGAGGATGCTGCCATCGCTTGGGTAGATCGCTCCCCATACGAGTTCGAACTTTTTGAAGAACCCGACGAGTAGGCGTCATCGGACCCCATGAGTGACGAAGTCAAAACGAAGGGCTTTGCGGTCGTAGCGCTCGAGATCGAGGTCGACTTCGAACAGCCCTGGTCGGGCGATGAGAAGATGAGCGAGGTCTATCGGGTCGCGGCACGAGAAGTAGTCGACAAGCTCCACGGGATGGCGGACGCCTTCGCGCGACAGGGCATTAGGCTCCGGATTACGTCGGCCCCTAAGGTTCGTTCTGTCATCGTCCCGGAAAAGACGTAGTGATCTTCGATCTCGGCCCCGGGTACCGGGAGCGCGTCCAACCCGACCTCGTCGAGGTCTTTCCGATCGTCGACGTCCGGGAGACCGATCACAACTGGAATCTCTACGCGGGCCCGACCGCTGGCTTCGTCACTCCGTGCGCGTTCACGGACCCGGCGTGTCGGCTCTGCCAGCTCCGGTGCTGCGTCCGGCGTGTCATCCGACATCCCGACGGCGCGAAACTGGTTGTCGTCCACGGGACCTACGGGGCGTAGCGCGTTATCTTCCTGGCGTGCTCGGGGAACGAGTCGATGGACGAAGCTAACGTCATCTGCCACGAAACGCAGGAGATGCCGGAGGACCCGGCTCGCCTCGCCCCGAGTGCCCTACCGGTGCTCGCGATCGAGGACCAGTACGATCGCGCGATCGTCGACAACGCCGGATGGGTGTACGTGCGGAAGTTAGCTTTCTGGTTCGGTGCCTAGGCGCCATCCAGTAGCGTTCCCGGGGCGGGATCGTTGGACGAATGGAAGTCGCCCGCCCCAAAGCAGGAGACGCCGGACTCGAAGGCGCCGCAGCGCCAGAGACGGTTCCGGCACGATCTGTTCAGCCCCGGGAACACTTCAGAGGAGACGACATCGTGATCCCGTTTTGGCTCGTGCTCGCGTTGCTCGTTCGCCGCGTCTATCAGGAACCCGACCACCGGATCCTCGCGTGGCCACCCCAGTACCGCTGGTACGACCGGATCGTTCACCGGTTGTTCTTCGAGGTCTAGACAAGACCGCGCCATCCCGAAACATGATGCCGGAGGCTTTCAGGATGGTGTTCAAGACGCGCAGCGGCTCCGTGTACGAGCTCGACGAAGCAGGGAAACGGTTCCGGTGGCTCGCCGGTGACGATTCACGGGCGGCCCGCTACAGCGAGTGGACTACCTATTCGGAGGCGTCCGAGGTCAGGGTCGGACAGAAGGTCACGATCTTCTTCCCGGGCGAAGCCGGGCGGTTCGTCATGACGACCCCGGTCGTCAGCCTCGGGAACTAGGACCCCGAACGGGATGCCGGATCGCCTAAGTTACCGAATCGAGAACGGGCGGAAGCCCGAACGTGGGCAGACGCTCCCGATCGGGGTCCCGTGAGGCATCTCCGGGAGGCGTTCGACATCCTCGGGTTCTCGCCCGAGCAGGAGAAGGCGCTCTCGATCTTCCTCCTCTGCTTGGTCGTCGTGTTCATGTGGTACTGGGACGAGCAGGACGAACCGGAAGGGCCGAACGCGTGAAGGAACAACCGATCAATAGGCTGACGTGTCGGGTCTGCGGAAAAGAGTTCCTCGCGAACCGAACCCCTTTTTGCTCGAAGCGGTGTCGGTCCCGCGACCGCTACGAGAGGGAGCGGGCGGCGCTCGGCTGTGAGGTCCGGCACCGGGATGCCCCGGGGGCGCCGCCGAGACACCGGAAGCCTCCGCCGCCGATCGTTCGCGCACCGGCTGCTCCGACGGCCCAGGAGACACTAGTGGCCCTCCGGGAGGGCCTCATCGCGTCCGCCAACTCACCGCGCCGCGCGGCGCGGTGGACCCCCGAGCACGAGAACGCGCTCCGGCGGGCCCAGGGACGCCCCGAGCTCCCGCTGCCGCCCCGGAAGCTCATCAATGGACGCCGGATCCCTCAGAAGCCCGGGATGGGGCCGGGGTCGAACTACTTCGTCCAAAAGGGGCGGGATAAGAACCTGACGGCCATGACCCACCAGGAGCTCGACCGGTACGAGCGCGAGCACGCCGCGCGGGCCGGGATCCGACACGTCCAGTACCGGGGTCGAGTGGTCCCCCAGGATCCCCACGGCAACCAGCTCACCAGTACGCTCTCGGGATCTGTCGGGCTCGCGCACGGGCGCCATCGCTGACCCATGCGGAAAGACCTACCGGATCTTCTGAACGGACTCTTCGAGGCCGGAGGCGCCCTGATGGCGTGGCGGAACGCGCTCCAGCTCCGGCGGGACCGTGCGATCAAAGGCGTCTACTGGCCGATCTACTTCTTCTACACGGGCTGGGGGTTCTGGAATCTTCTCTACTACCCGGCGCTCGGGCAGTGGTTTAGCTTCGGGGCCGGCGCCGTCCTGGCGCTCGGGAACCTCGCGTGGATCTGGCAGGCGACGCTTCTGTGGAGACGAGAACGATGACGATCGACGAGTTCACCGAACGGAAGCAGCTTTACGTGTTCGAGCTCGCGGACGACGCGGTCGTGGCGCTCGACTACGAGGATGCGGTCGTGGTTCTGGCCGACCACCTTGGGCTCGAGCCCCAGGATATCGACCTCGAGGACGTCAGGCAGCTACCGGACGACGAGGTCCTGAGCATCTTCGTCGTAGGGCCCGATGCCGCCATCACGGACGAATACGACTCGGACGCTACGCTCGAACTGACGGCCCGCGAGTGGGCCGTGAAGGAAGGACGAGGTCACCTATGTCGAAGAGAGTAGTTCCATCGCTCGTTCACGTAACGAGCGAATACCACACGCTACTTCACGCGATCCGCCAAGCGGTTCCGGAATCCGAGCATCCCGCGAGCGGTACCGCCGACGATTGGGCCTTCCAGATCCGGGCCCTCGGGGAAGACCGACTGGCCTGCTACGCGCAACGCGATCGCGCCCGGATCGAACTCGAGGTCGAGCGCCGGAAGGTCGCGGACCTTATACGGCAGAACGAGATCCTCACGGGACGTTACGAGGCGCTGTGGCAGGCGGCTCAAGAGAAGCGTGGGCTCTGTGCGGGTTGTCGGGACCGCGACAACCTACTTCGGAACGAGAACGAGAATTACCGGCACGCGTCCGACGATACCCTCGATCTCAAGCGGGAGCTCCTTGAGGAGAAGCAGAAGACCGCCAGGATCGCGACCCGCCTTACCGGGTTCCTCTCGCGATTCCGCGACTTCGAGGCAGCGGTCCGGCAGGACGAGCGTCATCAGGGCGAGTAGGCCCGGAACCCCCCGAGGGGCAGGTCACCAAACCGGCCTAGCGCGTATCGCCGACGGGCCCGGCTAGACCGGCCGCCAAGAGGGAAGTCCCGTAGGAAGCCGTTTAGGCGGCCTCGCGGAGGCAGCGGGCCTCGTGCTGCTCGATTGGATGCGGCGCGGCGTGTAGGCGCGGGTGGATGTCGAATTGTCTAGACACGATGTCTAGACACGATAGAGTCTACTCATGAGCAACGCAACCGATAACCGAATCAAGGTTCTTGAGGGTTACTACGCGGAGATCGATGTCGCGATCGCGCTCCAGGAGCGGGTCCTCGACACCTACGGTGGGATGCTCTCGTACTGTTCCGACGGCGAAGGCTCGGACGGTATCGTCGCGGGACTCGATCGGGCCGAAGGCGAGATCGCCCAGCTCGTCGCCCAGCTCGTTCGGGACCGCGCCGAGATCGACCGACTGTGGAACGAAGACGTGGAGGGACTCCGATGATCGATTCGAACCAGATGCGGGATCACTCGAATTGGACCGCGATCGAGGTCGCGTGGTGGGACGGGAAGGCGTGGCGACGAAAGGTCGTCCGGACCGAGAAGGCCCTCGAGCGGCTCGTCGAGAAACTAAACGAAGCGGGTGTGTCGGACATTAGGACGCGGGAGGCGGACGTATGAACCAGAACGAGAAACCCAAGTGTGTTTTGATCGGCCAAGACGGTAACGTTTTCAATGTTGTCGGGCGTGTGAGTGCCGCTTTACGAAAGGCGGGACGCCGCGACCTCGCGACCGAGTTCACGAGTCGAGCGCTCTCATCGTCGTCCTACGACGCGGTTCTGGCGTTGTGCTCCGAATACGTCGAGGTGTCGTGATGAACGAGTTCGAAACCCAGGAGATGCGGAACCGAGTCTCGCTCGTCGTGCTGGCCGCGAACCGGCTCCGGGAGGTTCAGGAGGCGACGTTTGGAGAGCCAACGTGGCGTTACGGGCTCGACGAATTCGAGCTCCGGATCCAGTTCCTCGTCGACCACGTCGTATACGTGGTCCGGATCGCGGGCCTCGAGGAACGCGCCAGTTCGCCCGACGCCGCGATCGAGCAGCTTCTGCTGAGGATCTCGGCCGTGACCACGAACACGCTTTCGCTCGATCGAATCCGATAGAGTCAAAAAACGTTTAACGAAAGGTGGAGGCCAAGATGAGTCACGAAGTTGAATCGATGTTTTACGTGGGCGAGACGCCCTGGCACGGGCTCGGGGTTCAGCTCGAGAGCGCCCCGACGACCCGCGAGGCGATCGTGGCGGCGGGTCTTGATTGGGAGGTCGGCCAGAAGGAACTCTGGACGGTTCAGAGTAATCCGGACGTGTTCGATTCGAATCTATATGCGGACCAAAAGGTCCCGGCGCTCGCCAACTACCGAACCACGGACGGCCGAATCCTCGGGGTCGTGGGGCCCGGCACGCACCCGCTCCAGAACCGCGACGCGTTCGCGTTCTTCGATCCCTTCCTCGCCTCCGGTGATGCCGTTCTCGAGACCGCGGGGTCACTCCGGGATGGCGAACGGATCTGGGCGCTCGCCCGCATCAACCGCGACCCGTCGGTCGTGGTGCCGGGCGACGAGGTCCTGAAGTACCTACTGCTCTCGAACAGCCACGACGGGAAGGTCGCGGTTAGGGTCGGGTTCACGCCCATCCGGGTTGTATGTGCCAATACACTCGCGCTCGCGCACGGCGCCGGCGACGCGCACAAGACGCTCCTGAAGCTCCACCACACCCGGAAGGTGAAGGAAGCGGTCGTGGCGGCCCGCGACGCGATCAACCTCGCGGACCGAACCTTCGAGGCGACGGCGGAGCGGTATCGGTTCCTTGCGAGCCGACAGATCGACCGACCGTCCCTCGAGCTGCTGGTCCGCCGGGTTCTCTCGCCGGCGCCCGGTCAAGAACTCCCGGGGGCCTCCAAGATCACGCTCCCGAAGGTCGTCCGGCTCTTCGAGCAAGGTCGCGGCAACCAACTCCCGGGAGTCGCCGGCACCTACTGGGCCGCCTACAACGCCCTGACCGAGTACCTCGCGTACGGACGCGGGAAAGACCGTTCGCGTCGTCTCGACAACCTCTGGTTCGGCAGCGCCGCGAATCAAAACGACCGTGCCCTTACGATCGCGCTCGAGATGGCGAAGGCCGCCTGATGGAACGCTGGGACGTAAAGCGCGAGGGACAAGAGGGGTCCTTCGCGCTCACGAATCATCAGGCTGATGCGGAGTTGCTCGTGGAGCGCCTGAACCGTACGGTCGCGAGCGCCGTTTTGTCGGCCAAGTTCTACGCGCGCCGCAGGACCGCGGTCGAGCTGCTCCGACAGATCGTAGAGATCGGCCGAGGTGGAAAGTGAAGACCCACATTCCGGTCCGGGTTCCGTTCGGCACGACGACGATCCTGACGTACTGCGGACGGGTTATGCCGGTCGTACTGTGTATCGACAGAACGCGGGACTGCATGGAAGATGCGACCTGCCGAGCCTGCCGACGATCGGACGACCGGCGCGTGATCGAGGCGCACAACCGAGATCGCGCCGCCGCGAAGGCGGCCGGCAAACCGTTTCCGGAGGACCAGTGAAAGACGATTCCGACTACTCGCGAGCGCTCGCGCTCCTGATGACCGACCAGGCCCGGATCGCGCGCGAAGCCGGATATCCGGTTGGTTGTAGTCAGGTATGCTGGTGGGGCTCGATGTGCCCGCACGGCGGTCGGCTCTTGCTCGGTCCGAACGTATACGGGCGTCCGAACCGTAGCGGCTGGGCGAAGATCACCGAGGCGTGGAAGACCGCGATTCGTTCGCGCGGCGGCGTGCTCGCGGTCGCCCACACCGAGTTTAGGGATGAAGACATCATCTACGGGTCGACCGACCAAGAGCCAAAAGGTTCGTAATGGAAAACACACGGCGCTACCTGTACGGGCCGACCGCCCCGCTGACGCGCGAGCAGGAGCAGGAACTCTTCAGGAAACTAAACCAGCGGGATAGGAGTGCGCGCGACGAGCTCGTTCGACGCCACATTTGGGTCGCGTCCCTGACGGCTCGCCGGTACCGGTTCTTCGGGATCCCGGTCGACGACCTCGTCCAGCACGCGGTCGAGGGAATCCTGATCGCGCTCGAGTCGTTCGACCCGGCCCGCGGGATCCGGTTCTCGACCTACGCCGGAACCGCCTGCCGCTCGAAGGTACAGGATGCAGTCTTCCGACTTCACCGGTGCGTCCGGATCGGCCAGAGCGCCCGGGAGCGGGCCGCCCTTCGATGGTGGCGGAAGACTAAGAGCCAGGTCCCGGACGAGATGGCCCGCGAGGTCGGGATGCCGATCGGGAGGGCTAGGGCGCTCCTGCCGCTGCTCGCGACCCAGTCGATCTCAACCGAGGGCCCGGCACGGCGTGGTCTCGATGGCGTGACGTTCGGCGACTGCCTCGAGAACCCGTCCGGGAGCCCCGAGGACGCGCTGGGGGATCAGGAACGGCTCCAGCTAGGCCGGGAGGCCATCGGGCGCTTCCGCAGGTCGCTCGGGAAGCGGGACCGGGCGATCTTCGACGCTCGTTGCCTCGCGGAGGACCCGCCAACACTCCAGGAGCTCGCCGAACAGATGGGGTTATCGCGGGAACGAATCCGGCAGATCGAGGTTCAGCTCCGGTGTAGGCTCCGGGAAGCTGTCTTGGAGGCGACGAATTGTCTAGACATCGTGTCTAGACACGCTAGTATCGGATCATGACCGAAGACACTATCGAGAAACGAATCAAGGCGTTCGAGGCGGCTCGCCGGAAGGCTTCGCGCCTCATTCACGCGGTCGCGGACGGCGCGGACCCGAAGCCGCTCTACAGGGCCGTCGAGGCTGCCTACCGGGCCGGTAACCGACTCGTCGGGCACGAGCCTTCCGAGGTTCGGGACTTCCGCTGGGCCCAGATGAGTGCGATCCAGTCCCGGATCGGCTGGGCGATTCAACAGGGCGCGGTAGCGCGTCAGCTCGCTCGTAACGCGGAACTTCGCGAGATTCTCGGGAGGGCCTCGTGAGGCTCGCGGACCGCCCCTACCGACTCGTCGTGAATCCGGTTCCGGCCTACGGGTTCGCGTTCGACCTTCGGGTCGAGTCGGTCCACCAGGCGAAGGAAGCGCTCGTACGCTGGCAGACCGAACGCGGGATCGGTCCCGCCGACGTCCGGCGCGGCCGCGGCGACTACACCGGGCACGGCGACGTCCTGGACCGCGAAGGGTGTTTGGTCGCCCGGGTCAGCTACGACGGGCGAGTTCGGTTCCACCGACCCCGGAGGTCCGCGTGATCCCGCGGAAGCTCGACTGGGCGCTCTGGGGTCAACTCGGGGGCTTTACCCCGTACCGACAGCTGATGGCCGAACACGAGTGGCGTCGCCGGCAGGTCGAGGGCGCGTGGGTCGAGCAGCGTGGCGGTATCTCGTTCCCGAGGTTCCGATGACGGCGCGTCTTCTCGCCCAACTCGGGTGGGTCTTCAGCTGCGACGCTGAGGCGATTCGGGACGACTACGCGTTCCCGCGGAAGGTCCTGACGGACCACGACATCGAGCAGGCCGAGCACCTCGAGCGGACCGCTAACGAGATCTTCGACCGCGTCGCCGCCGCGGACCCCGAGCAGGGGACCGGAACCGACTACTGCTTCAACCGGGAGGGAACGTGATCGTTGTCGTTTCGGTCCTCGAGGACGTCCTGCTCGTCGTGACGGACCGCGAGAACGATCCGCGGGGACGGTACGTGACGAAGGGCGGTCGCTATGCTGGGTCGTTCGCCGCCGGCGACGAGTGCGTGCTCCTCCACGACGGCGAGGTGGTGCTCTCGCCGAGGGAAGCGATGGCGTGCCGGTTCGTGCTCCGGAACGCGCTTGGGTTCCTCAGCGTCGCGCGTGGAGCCGCTGAGGCGGGAGCGAATCTAGTCGACCACGAGCTCCGGAAACCGAACTGAGTTGTCCCCAAGAGGGGTGTTGCGCATCTCGCGCAACAGGGCGCCATAGACAACTAAGGCGTTGGGGCCGCGCCTAGATTCGACCGGGTTAACCCACCTCCCGGAACGAATGAAGGTGTGCAGAACATCGGCCCTGCTTTACCCGACGACGGTCCAGCGGATCCGGGGGAACTCGCGGACGAGTGCCGCGACGAGCGCGCGACCGCCGGGCGTGACGGTCCGGACCCAGACGGCCCGCGGGCGTGTCTTCCGGAGCAGGTACCGCCAGAGCTCCGCGGCCGCTCCCCTGCGGCGTTCGGTGCTCGCGACCCACGTGCCGGCCGCGCAGAGCTGTCCGGTGCGGTCGAACTCGTACCGGAGGAACCCAACCGTCTTGCCTTGGTGTCGGCGTACGACCGCGAACTGAACCGGGTCGAGCTGCGGGAAGTCGCCCGAAGCTTCGGGCGGTAGGATGTTCCGTGGGACGTCGTGGTCGGGACCGACGAGCCGGGTCTGCATCCCTACTGGGTAGCGGGCCGCGCCCGGGCCCCGCAACCCGGTCGGTCAAAACCGCGTAACGATTCGGGCGAGCCGGGCGGCATCGGCCGCACGCCGGCGCTCATCTCGCTTTAGGTCCGCTTCCTGGCGCTGAACCGCATACCGAAGATGAAGCTCGTACCCCCGAACCTTCTGGCGTCGGAACAGCCAAGCGGCCGCCGGGCACGGGGCTTCGCTGGTGCATCCACACGGCAGCATCGTTACGGCTTGGCTCCCAGCAGGAGCGCCCGGATCACTTCCGCTTCCGCGGCGTCGACGTACCGCTCGTTCTCGCAATACCGGCATGGGTTACAGGACGGGCACGGGACCCGCGTCACCTCCTCGTCGAGTTCGAATGGCGCTTGGCCGTTTTCGACCATCCAACGGCGCCGGACCTCCTGGTCGACCAGACAAGCCCCACCGCAGAGCCCGCAGGCGCGCTTCGTGTATCCCCGCGGGTCGTGCTCCTCGCCGCTCGCGAGGCACTTCGGGCAGATCGCGATTCCCATCCCGCACCCTACCACCGCGCCGCGCGGCGCGGTCATCCGGGGCGCCATCCCGGGGCAATGGAACAGAACCCGTGCTGCCGAGCGTTCGTCGGAACTCTAAAGACGGAAGATCTTTACGCTGCCGTTTATCTCGCGTGCCCGACGTGCGGAACGACGATCAAAGATCGAATCCAAACGGCAGCGCGCCCCTCGCTTGCGCCGCGGGACGCCTGGCATAACGCCGGAGCCGCGATCTCGTTTGTGAGTCTGCTTTCACCACCACCTCCCCCGAGCTGGGCGAGCTCTCGCGCGGCGGCGCTTCATCACCGAACGCTCGGGAAGGTTCGGAGGCGACAGCGCCGCCTTCACACGAACTCGAGGGCATTCTGATGACGTTCGAGGTCAGCGGGATCGGCCGCCGGGTCGGGGCGATCGGAATCTTCCACGCCTTTTCCTGTACCGTGGAGGCGCAGGACGACGCGGAAGCTCGCCTCAACGTGTACGGGGGGTACGAGCACATCACGGAGATGAAGGTAACGCCGGCGCTGGAACGCCAGACGATCGTCGTGTCGCCGAAGGAACTCGTCCGGTGCTGCTGGTGCGGGGCCGAGGAATCCCGGCAGGTCGCGTTCTCGATCGGGTGGCTCGAACACACGGACGAGAACGGGCGAGCGTACGGATGCCCGAACCACCCTCAGCGTCTTCTGCCGGCCCGCCGATGAGCCGACAAGCACGTAGGAGACGCATCGCGAAGCAGGTTGAGTATTGTGGCCTTACGTACACGGGGCCCTTCCGGAACACGTGGCTCGAACCCGGTCCCGACACGATGCCGTATGGGGCCCGGAAGCGCCTCATGATGTTGATCGTCCAGGCCAAGATTCTCGCGAAGCTTCTGCCGCTGAAGGGGACCCAAACCATTCCCGACTATCGGGCGGCTGCGCGCGAAGCGTCCGCCGAGTCGATCCGCGAGACGACCCAGACGCTCAACTACCGGTGGCTCATGCGGGATCCGAAGGATTCCCGTCGCCGTCGAGGATCGAAGGGTCGTCCCGAAGCGCTTCCGCGATTGCCTCTGCCCCGCGTGCCTGTGCCTCGGCCGCGCTGACGTCGACGGGCGCATCCGGAACATCGACGCGAGGATTCTGCGCCGCCCGCGACTGAACTTCTCGGATCGTTCGGCAGACGTCGCCTCGGGTGACGAACCCGGTATCGCCGGAGTCGAACCCGGCGTTCTGCCGGTAGATGGCCTTTGAGCGATCCCGCTCCGCCGGCGTAACGGTGTCGTGGTTGTTCAGCTTCGACCCATCGCGGGCCGCCACGACCCACGAATCTTCCTGTCCGATCGCGGCCGGGTAGAAGACCCCCAGGTACGTGTTCTCGAGCGAGTCCATCCGGCCGCGGTACGAGCCGAGGTATCGCTCGACGAACGGGAGCTGCTCCAGGACCGTCATCTGGGCGAGCCCGTAGGGGGACGTGCCGAGCAGCTTCGCGGTCGAGGGCATGAACTGGATCAGCCCGACGGCCCCCTGATACGGAACGCCGCGCTTCTGCGCGTCGATGACGGCCCACCGGTTCCGCTGACTCGGGCTGAAGGTCCCGGCGGTTTCGAACGAGACGACGCATGCGAGCCAATCCGGCTGTATCGAGAGTTGGTCGGCGGTCCCGCAGAACCCCCGTAGTTCGTCCGGCGTTAGGTGCTCGATCCCGGGGGCCCCGCAGATAGTTCGCATGACCGGATCCTCCCCCGGTCCCCCAGGTAGGTCAACGGAGGCTGTCGAATTGTCTAGACACCGTGTCTAGACACGCTAGTATGAGGTTCATGAAGACGACGAATTGTTCGTGTGGATGTTCGGCTCCCCATATCATCTTTTCTCGCCGAACGGCTGATAACGTGCTCGTCCAGGGCTGGTCGGACGGGTACCTGACGACCACGATTATCGGCCAGGTCGTTGCCCGCTCGTTGCCCACGAATCTACTTTGGATTCTCGCCGACGAGATCGGACTATATGAGAAGTCGGAACTCCGCTCCCTAGTTAAGGGAGCTCGGAAAGCTCTCGATAAGCACGTCCGAGAGCCCCATCGCACGCGCCTATCCGACCTACCGCGGCTCGTTCGTGCCTATGCACCGGCGGTGGTCTCGTGAAAACGACGGTAGACGAATCGGGGCGAACGACCTGGCACTTCTCGAAGCAGGAGCTCGTCGCGCTCCTCGCGTTCATGTCGACGGATGTTACGCGCCCCGGGATATCGATCCTGGTGCTCGACCAGAAGACGGGTCGCTGCTGGGCTACGGACGGGCACCGCGGCGCGATCCTGAAGGGGGAGCGGGTCGACCACGACCGCGCGATCGAGCGCCCCGTCGAGGGCGTTAAGCGCGAGACCGTCGAGAGCGCGATCAAGCATGCGGCTCCGAAGGACGAGATCCGGATCACGGGGCCCGGTTCCGCGTCCGAGATCGCGAAGTGCCGCGTCGAGGTGATGGAGCCCATCTCGCCCGGATCGAACTTCTGCCGCGCCTCCTACGAGGCGTTCCTGTCGGACGAAGCGCCGAACCATCTCGACGCGGTCGTACCGGAACGGCGCGACCCGAAGCACAAGGGGGGCGCGACGGCCTGCTTCAACGGTCCGTACCTGGCGGACCTCGCGCTTGTGACGAAGGCGTGCCCGCCGACGATCATTAAACGTTCCGACCGGGGGACCGATAAACTCTACCCGGGAGTCGAGATCCAACCGCCCGCGAGCGATCTGGATCCGCTCCTCGGGACGGTCCGGTGTCCCGCGAATGGGTCCGAATGGTCGATCGTCGTCATGCCGATGCGGATGTAGGCGCAAGTTTTGCGGAAGAAAAGTACGGTTGCTGTGAACCAAAAAAGGAGAGAGAACAATGCCTAAACCGACGGTAGGGTTGTTGATTGCACTCGCACGCCTAATCGAGCTCGAAACGGGTCGGAAGCCCGAAGCGCTCTTGGTCGGCCATCTCGTGATGCATGATGTCTGGCGGGAGCTCCTTCCGACGATCCAGGAGTCCCAACCGGGCGCCCGGATCGACGTAACCGACACCGTCCACCTCGGCGGGACTGCGATCCGGTGGGGCAGTCATCTTGAGCTGAACACGGTCCAATTCAAGATTCGTTAGGGGGAGATGCGAATTGTCTAGACACGGTGTCTAGACACGCTAGTGTTGGATCATGAAGACGATGACGACGGCAGCCAAAACGACGGTTCAGAATCCCAACCTCTACGTGGTCCGCTCCTGTAACTTCTCGTGGCACGAGCCGATCGAAACCGCTTCCTACGAGGAGGCCCTGACGGCTGCTCGCGGTCGCGGGTTCGAGGCTCGGATCGACCGCGCTGGGACGCTCGTCGCGACCTGGAGCCCGCTCTACGGGACCCACACGTACTCGCGCGAGCTCGCCCGATGAGGGCCGCGTTCCCGCCCCGTAGGGCTTCCGAGCCGACCCGAACGATGGGGGGCGAGCTCCCGGGCGGCATCGAGCTCGAAGTTCGCTGGTGGGCCGGCTCCGGCCGGGTAGAGGTCGATCAGAATGTTGCGGGCGAGTGGGTTGGGTTCGCGGTCGGCTGCTGGGACTACGAGAGCGACCGGGTCATCTGGTCCCGGCACGAAGGGTGCTCCCCTACCCGTATCGCGGGCGCCGTCACCGATATGATCCGGATCGAGGCGCAGTCGTGAGCGCGTTCCCTACCGGGAAGGACATCGCTCACCTCCTCGGGGTCGAGACCGGCATCGCGTCGTCTATCTCGTGGGCGTTCGACTGCATGGGGGTCGCGGAAAAAGAGATCGCGCGCGCGAAGCGGGCGCACCCGAAACGAGCCGATGCGATCCACGGGGCGTTCCGGATCCTCTACCCGGGAATGCTGTCTGAGTTCCGGAACGAGCGCCTGTACCGGCACCACGTTCAAGAGCTCCTCGACCGCGTAGCGCGCGATGAAGATCTCAAGCCTGGGACGACCGCCGAGTGCCTCGCTAGCCTGTCGAAAACGAGCCTAGTGGCCCCGCTCCGGGCCGACCCGACGAACCTCGCGTACCGGTTGTTTCAGCAGGTACTGGGGCGCTCCATCGCCGGCGAGACCATTCGGGAGTCGTTCCCGGGAGCGCTCGACGAACTCGAGCAGGATATGCGGCGGAAGCTGTCGAGCGAAAGGGATCCGGCGTGATCGAACGACGCGCCCACCTGTACCGGTGCATGTTGCGGGACTGGCGCGCGGGCCGCGCGTTCTGGGACCAGCGTGGGTTCTACCGGATCTTCGCGCTCGTCCGGGGGACCGACGGAGTCGTCCGGAAGTCGAGCTCGGCCCGGAAGGCACCTTGGTCGGACCTCGCGCTCGAGTTGTTCCCGGGGTCATCCGGGGGACTTCACGCGGCGGCCGAGCTCGAGTACCCGCTGACTCGTAGGACCGCATTCGGACGCCTTCACGCGCTCGACCCGGTTGCGTCAAAACTGCTGTGTGAGATCGCGAAAGAGGAACTCGATGTGTGAAGACGAATCCTACCGGGTTATCGGGACGCACCACCGAGAGGGAAGCCGGAACGTGACGCTGACCCGACAGGGTGGGTTCGTTGACCTCGCGGTCTCACAGCTCCGCCGGATCGGCTACCGCCGGATCCTCGTGAGGCCAGCGGGCGCAATGTCGTCCTTTCCCCCTCCCGCGATGCCGCAAGAAAGCGTTAAAGGTTGTCTAGACAGCGCCGTTCCTAAGGGGCATGGAACGAACGCAGGAGGGACGGAAGATGGAAACGGAGTTGATCGCGGGGTTGCAGGAGGAGTGGAAGCTCGCGATGCGGGCGGGGCGAGCCGAGGACGCGGGCCGGATCGCGGCTCGGATCTGGGAGATCCGAAGATCGTCGGCGAAAGTCCGGGCGGCTCGTACGACGACCCGCCTAGCTCTCGCGTCCGTCCTTCGTTAGTACCCCGCGCCCTCTGGTACTGGAGGGGTGTACGGGAGGGTTGAAAGCCCGTATAGACATCCCATGAGAACCAAAAAACAGAAGTCCGTTCCGCCGGACCCGACTCCGCCGACTCCCGAGAGCTCGAAGATGAGAGGGTTCCGGTTCCGGCATTCCGAGTATGAGACCTGGCGGGTCCGGGCCCTTCAGGAAGGCATCGGGATCACGGATCTGATCCGGAAGGCGATGTCGTCCTACCTTTCTTCTTAACCGCGCCCACTCTCGTCAAAAAAGAAAGCGCTTACGGCGCTTAAGATTGTCTAGACAACGTCGTCTAGACAAGTATGATGAGAGACATGAAGAAGATGATTCTGGTGGCGACGATGATGCTGGCGAACGCGTGCGCCTACGGGGCCGGCCCGGTCCCGACGGTCGACCCGGCGCCCCAGGCCGGGCAGGTAGTCGCGAGGGCCGCGGACGTCATCGTGGAGGCGGACGAGACCTTTTTTCAACCGGTCCAGGAAGCCGCGACCGAGTGGTCGGCCGCGACCGGGATGTCGTTCCTCGTCGTCTCGGTTCCGGCGGGGTCGGAGTGGCACGACGGGACCTGGCGGGTCGAGTCGGAAGCGGTAGCGCCCCACTTGGCCGGCACGGGCTGGCGAGCCGAGAACCCGGAGCCCCTGACGGCCCACATCGGGATCGACCCCGCGATCGTGGCGGGGTTCGGGTTCACGGAGGACGAGCTCCGCCGGGCGATGCTTCACGAGTTCGGCCACGCGCTCGGGCTCCGGTTCGCCGGTGGCGACCTTCACTACGAGGGCCCGCTCCCGAGCGTGATGTATAGCGGGCTCCGGGACGGCCCGAACTGCTCGCTTCACCTCGGGACCCCCGAGCTCGACGCGTGGGACGTAGCGTCACCGGCCTTCCCCCGAACGGCTCGCTAACCTGGGGATAACTTGTAGGGGTCCGGTGGGGGCGTCATAGACCCCTCGTGGCGAAGCTGAAGCCGGTCTTCTGGTTCGGGTTCCGCGACGACCGCCACCGCGCGTGGCGGGTCTACTTCGCGACCCCCGAGATAGTCGCCGGCTTCGGTCGTAACGCTGACGGGATCGACGACCACGCGTTCGTCGAGTTCACCGCCCGGCGGATCTACCTGAATCCCCGGGCTCCCCGTGGGACCTGGGAAACGACGCTCCTCCACGAACTCGGGCACGTTGCGCTCGAGGACACCGGGTTCGAATACAAGGAGCAGTTCATCGAATGTCACGCCGTTCATCAGCTACCGATCCTAAGGTCCGTCGGGTTCCGGTTCCCAAGTCCTCCGCGGGCAGCGTTCACGCTCCGGAGGCGGAAGTCTCCGCGACCCCGTTCCTAGGGGTTCGGCGAGGCGGAGTGCCGAGCGCGAGCGTCGGCGAGCTCGAACAGCTCAAGCAGTTCGTCACGACTCCAACGCAGCTTGCGAAGATCGACCTTACGATTGAGTGCGGTGGGAACGCGCACGAAGCAGCGCGCCGCATGGGGATATCGCCGTCGAGCATCCTGCACGCGCTCGGAGTCGTCCGGAAGTTCGCAGCCTCGCAGGGGCTCGCGCCCGCGTACGGATGGCAGAAGCCGGTTCCGGAACCGATGCGGCTGAAGGGGAACTCGGACCATTACGAGAAGGGAAAGCTGACGAAGCAGTGGGTGAAGAGCGAGCGCGGCCCCTCGGGGAAACCAAAGGTCGATCCGCTCCCGCCGAACTTCTCGCTCGAGCGTGTCTCGACCATGTATGGGCGTCAGGGCGAGGTCCTGATCCAGCACCAGCGCGCGGTCGCGGACAAGAACCAGAAGAACCTGGAGGAGTTCTGGCGACAGGCGAAGCAGCACGCGAAGCAGTACCGGGGGCTCTCGAAGCCTTCGAAGCCGATGCCGATGAAGCGTCTCGACCTCCTGAGCACGTACGTGCTCGGCGATCCCCACATCGGGATGCTGGCGTGGGGGCGCGAGACCGGCGGCCGCGACTTCGACTTGAAGATCGCGCAGGAGCAGCTTTACCGGTGCGTCGAGATGCTGGTCGAGATGGCCCCGCCGGCGAAGGAAGCCTTCATCGTCGATGTCGGAGACTTCTTTCACGCCGATGACGACAACCAACTGACGCCCCGCGGTCATAACAAGGTCGACGTCGACTCCCGCCAGGGGAAGGTGATCCGGGTCGGGCTCGACCTGTTTCGTCGCCTCATCGACCTCTGCAAGCAGAAGCACGAGCTCGTGACGGTCGATATCCGGCGGGGCAACCACGACCCGAAGCTCTCGACGGTCCTCCAGATGTTGCTGCTCGAGATGTACCGGAACGACGACCGGGTCGTGATCGAGGAGAACCTGAATCCGTTCGCCTACAAGCTGTTCGGGAAGAATCTGATCGGGACCTGCCACGGCGACGAGACGCGGCCCGAACAACTCCCGGGCGTGATGGCGACCGACTGCGGTCCGAACGGGATCCCGGGTTGCCGGAGCTACTGGGGTAAGGCGAACTACAAGGTCTGGATCCTCGGGCACATCCATCACAAGAAGGTCGTGAAGGTCGAGGAATACCCGGACGTAAAGATGGAGTACTTCAACACGTTAGCCCCACGCGACGCTTGGCATAACGGAGCCGCGTACCGGTCGAGCCAGTACCTCCAGGTGATCAGCTTCGACCGCGAGTACGGCGAATGCCATAGGGCGACGGTCGACGCGCGGCGCGTTGACGCCTACATCGAGCAGCGCCTGAAGGGCGCGAAGGAACGAAAGCGATGATCAAGAAAACGAAACAGGGGCACCAGGTCACGAGCGAAGCGGGGAAGCCGCTCAGCCGCCCGGACCTGACGATGAGCGAGGCGAAGGAACGGTTGGCCGAAGTCGAACACTTCAAGCGAAAGGGAGCGGGCCGTGGCGCAAAGAAGGCACGCTAGAGGCAGCGCTCCGAAGTCCCGGGGGCCGAAGGAGCACGAGTGCGCGGTCCCGCCGGATCGCCCTATTCCGTGGGAGGCGACCCGGACGTCGTGCGGCCAACCCGTCGAAGGGTCGGCTCCGTTCCGCGTGATGGCCCAGACGTGGTTCGAGGCCCGTAAGGCTGCGCTCATTCACTTCGGGGTCGGGCAGGCCGAGATTACGGTCCGGCAGGTCTGACCGCGCCGCGCGGCGCGGTGGTTGAACGGCCCCCCGGGGGGTGCGAGGCTCCCGAGATGGCAGATCCCCGCGACGACCTCGACCCGGCCGACGGCGGGGAAGTTCACGACCTCGAGATTCGGAAGATCACTGACGACGAGTTCGGGCTCGTCGTCACGCTCAACGAGGACCCGGGACCGGACGAGCGGAAGGGATTCTGGATCCAGCTCGATCGCGAGTCTCTCGAGGAGCTCGTTCAAGACGCGACAGAAGCGCTCCGCCGGGATCCGCCCCAGCGCCCCAACTGAGCCGTGGCTTCCGACTTCGAGGACGTGACGCTCCCGTACCGGGACGGGAAGAAGGGGTACGGGGGGAAGATCACGCGTTCCCAGTTCGACGCCGCGGATATTCGCGACGTGCCGATCCGGGATCTTCACGCGGTCCAGCACACGGTTCGAAAGTCGCGCGTCCAGCACTACGTCGAGCGGGGCGGGAAAGGCGAACCGGACGACGTCTCGAAGAACGGTTTCGCGCAGGACCTACCGATCGTGGTCGCGAGCGGGGGCGTCCTGTACCTGCACAACGGTCATCACCGGGTCGAGGCCAACCGGATTCTCGGGAACCGAACCGTCAGGGCTCGCGTCGTCCGGGTCCCACGGCCGGGACTCCAGGCCTGGGCGGAACGCGAATAACGACGGGGGCGATCGCTTTTTCTTTCCCGACCGATATCGGAGTGATTACGATCTGATCATCAAGCGGGAGCTCGCGCAGAAGGGCCCAGGATCGCCACTCGATGACGTCCTGGTAGCAGAGGTCGCAGAGCTCCGGCATATCGTCGCCGCAGCCCTGGCAGAAGCCGCGCCAGCGCTCGCACCCCCCGCAGAGGAATTCGAGGCATCCGCGGCAGTCCCCCTTGTGGACTTCGGGATGAAGGGGTAACTGCGCGGAACGGTGAAGCTCTTGCGTTGCCATTGACCCCGGATGGCGCCCGCGGCATGGTCGGGCGATGGCGAAACGATTCGAAGAAGTACATCAGGCGCCCCAGGAACAGAGCGCTCTCGCGGAGCTCAAGATCCTGAATCAGAAGGTCGACGAAGCGATCGCGACCGACACGAGACTCGCGGACGAATGCGCCCGACTCGAGTCGCACCGAAAGCAGGCCTGGGATGACTTCCAAGCCACGAAGCAGATCCTGACCCGGATGGTCACGGCCGCTCAACGGTCGAAGGACTTCCCCCCCTCGCTCTGCGAGGAAGCAGCCGACTTTCTCACCCGGAGGTAACGATGCTGATCGCGATCCTGAACAAGTCGGCGCACTTTACCGGACTACCGAACCTCGTCGAAGCGATGGCGGAAGCGGTCCAGCAACAGATTCAGCGCCACGCGAGCGTCGCGTGGGGACGAGCCGCCTGGGCGGTCCAGTACTTCCGCGACGTCACCGCGGTCCCGAAGTCGGCATCGCGGCTCTGGTTGCTCGACAATCCGGATGTCGCGGGCGCCCTCGGGTATCACGACCAAGATCCGCACGGGTATCCGTACGGGAAGGTTTTCGTCGATCTGATTCTCCAGAACGGCGGGACCGAGATTGATGGTCCGAATTCCGTGTCCGTGACGCTCTCGCACGAGGCGCTCGAGATCTACGGGGACCCGATCGCGAACCGCTGGGCCCAGATGCCGAACGGAACCCTGATCGCGCTCGAGCTTTGCGACCCCGTCGAAGGCGACAGCTATCCGATGAAGCTCTCGACCGGGACCTCACCGGTGAGCGTGTCGAACTTCGTGTTCCCCGAGTACTTCGACGGAAAACCAACGAGCCGAAGATTCGACCAACTCGGAAAACTCGCGGCTCCCTACTCGATGGACGCGGGTGGTTACCAGATCCTGATGGACGGCGGCCAGGTCCGGAGCGTCTTTGGGGCCGCGTTCCCGGCCTGGAAGCACGGCGCGAAGCAATTCGCCGGTTCCCGTACGGCTCGCCGGCGCCATCCCTGACCTGATGAAGCTCGACCGAGCCGCCGACGACGCAGCCTGGATCCTCTTGGCCGTCTTCGTCGTGGTCGCGTACGCGGGCGCCGTGACGGCCCTGACGGGCTTGGCGCTCGCGTCCTGGGTCGAGGAAAAGGCAAAGGGACGAACATGAGCAACCAACACGTTGTACTTAGCGATCCGACGGGGAACTTCTGGAACGGCGCGTTCGTCTCGCGCGAGAAGGCGACCGCGCTCGAGGCGATGGGGGCGACGACGATCCCGGTCGTGCCCGAGATGATGCTCCGGAACGGCGCTGGTGGTTACGTGGTGCGGTCCTGGGGAGCCGGGTGGCCACTCTCGCAACATCCGTCGGCGGTCGCGAAGCTTTTGATGTTCTGCGACCCGGCGTTCCCGCGGTTTCACTGGCGAGCCCGTGTGCGGCTCAACGCCGGCGTGAAGATCGAGGACGTCACGCAGGACGCGTCCGTTAGGTTCGCGCCCGACGGCGCCCAGCATATGTCGATGCTGGTTGGGGTTCAGGCCGGTGGGGAGCAGGGGGCGCTCGCCCGAATCTCGGACGCCGTCACGATTCACCCGAGCGATGATTCTTGGATCGTCGGGGGAGAGGTCGCGATGGCGGTCCGGACGATCGGGTACGCGGGGTTCGCGCTCTTCGGCCACGGCAAGGGCCTCTCGGTCGAATGGGCAGCCGTCTCCCAGACGGCGTAACATCCCGGGATGGAGCAGAAGGACATCTCGTTCCCGCGCGGCGACACGTACGCGTTCGAGGTCGTCGCGAAGCGGCCGGATCCCGCGACCGGGTTCCTACAGGTAATCGACCTGACGGCCGGCAAGGCGTGGTTCACGGCCAAGCGGACCGTATCGGACCAGGACGCATCCGCGACGATCGCGCTCTCGACCACGACCTCGGGAGTCGCGATCGTCGATGCTCTCGGGGGCCGGGTTCGGGTCACGATCCCGCCGGCCCCGACGCTCGCGTTGCCCGATAACCCCGTGAACCTCCGGTACGACGTCCAGGTGATGGACTCGACCGGGAACGTCACGACCGTCCAGACCGGGATCTGTTCGGTCGTACCGGACGTCACGCGCGCTACCTCCTGACCGCGCCGCGCGGCGCGGTGGTTGAACGCCCGCGGGGCGGCTGCCACGGTAGGGGATGCGATTCGGCAAGGCCTTCAGCCGCTCCGTCGGCGCCGCTACGTTTCCGACGCTCGGGACCGACTCGGCCCCGACCGACGCCCCTCAGAACACGTCGAACAACCCCGAGTTCGACTGCGTAATCAGCAACATCAACGGGTTCCCGATCCAAAACATCGTGGTCGGGTACCAGTACGTTGGGTCGGGAAGTCCGAACTCGATGTCGGTCGCGCTTTACGTGTACGACGACATCACGCAGGCCTGGTACCTGAGCGCGACCCAAACGGTCGACCCCGGGAAGCTCTCGTACTTCACGGTGCCGGCGCTGACGAACAGGGCCGAGAATTCGGCCGGATCGATCAGCGCGTTCCTGCTCGTGACGCCTCCCGGGGGAGACGCCACCGGCACCTATACGTTCACGATGGGGGGAGACCTCGGGGCCGGAACCGTCAACGTCACGGCGACTGTTTCGACGGCGGGACTCGCGACGAGCGCGCTTCAGACGAGCGCGAACACGAAGCTCGATACCCTCCATGCCGACCTCGGGACAACCCTTCACACGGATCTCGCGACGACGCTCGCGGGAAAACTCGATACCCTTCACACCGACATACTCGCGCTGAAGGACCCCAACACCCTTACGGCGATCACGCCGAGCGATTCTACGGACGTCACCGCTACTTGTACCAAGGGGCTGTTCGTAGCCGTGACGGGCAACGTCAACGTCACGGGCGTTGGCGGAACTGCTCAATCGCTCGGTACCCAGGTTGCCGGCACGCGGATCCGGATCGCCCTCAGCAAGGTCAATGCAGCAACGACCGCGACGGTATTTGGTCTATCGGGGCCCTGAATGCCGCAAGACTGGCAAGACTGGCGGGGTTGGTCTCCGTTTGATGTCCCCGAAACAGTCGCGTGGTTCGGGGCACGTGAACGCGTTACGAATGTTTCGGGCGCCGCAAGCGCATGGGCTACAACGGCACCACCCGCTGCTTTCACGGGCACACAGAGCAACGCTAGCTTGCGCCCCGCAATCGCGAACGGTATTAATGGCCGACCCACGATCGCTTTCACTATCGGCAGTAATCAGCTCTTAGCCGACACCACCGACATCCTAGCGGCAGGAGCCCCTCGCTACGCGCTAGCAGTCGCGAAAGCCAGCACCTCGGTAGGCGGCACGATCTTTCAATTCAGAACGACGGGTGCAGTATCGATCCTATACCCTACCAACATAGGCGGTGCTTGTTACTATTGGAACGACGGTGTCGGAGGACTTGCTTCCGAACTCACGGCGACCGCACCAGACATCACTCAACCATTCTTGATCGAATGGGAATTGACAGTAGGCGCTCCAGTAGTCGTGCGCGTGAACGGCGTAACGCGCGTATTGACGTCGTCAAATGTGTCGTCGGATATTGGCACGTCTGGGTTTAAGATCGGCGAGAGCTACGCCGGTCAGCCGTGGGGGGGTGACGTCGCCGATATCTACATCGCGTCTGGAATCCCTTCTGCATCGGACCGCGCAAAACTTCGAACATTCTTCTCTACAGCGAACGGATTGACACCCCTATGAGCGGCGCTCATTTCACGGTAAGCCAGGAAGACAGTCCCGGTACACAGGATATCGCACGCGTCGATCTTCGGTCCGGGACTACGATCGACTTCGTTGCGCAATCGTCGAGCGGGCAGACGAATCCGATCTGGACCTTCACGGCGTGGCCTGCGGGAGCCGCCCAGACACAACCGTCGAGTCCGAACTCGTTTCACGCTACCTATTTGGCGACAACGCCCGGGACCTATCGAGCGCAGTTGACGGTCGGAGATGGGCTTGGGGCAAACCTCAAAAGTTTCATCTTCGCGGTAACGCGCGATCCGAACGGTCTATTGTGGGATGATGGTGGGCGCGAGCCGGCATTTCGAGAAGTTTTGGGTGAGGACAATTCCTCCTCAAACGCTCGTGGGTGGGCTCAAGCGACGGAAGGGGATCGCACTGCCCTCACGCCGACGTTCGCGACGATCGCGGCTCTTGTGGGGGCTCGATCCAACAGAGCCAAAACCGTCGAGGTCGCGAACTTCGCAGCAGCGGGCGATAACGGGGGTGGGACGTTCCGATGGAACGCGACCTCGACCGCACTTCACGACGGCGGAGTCGTAATCCAACCAGGGTTCGGAACCGCAGCGGCTCTTACGACGGGGCGCTGGGAGCGGCAGTATTCGGGAGCTATCAGCACCGCTTGGTTCGGGGCAGGTCGTGGAATCGACGCTGCCGATACAGCGGGAATTCAAGCTGCGATCAATCTCGCCGCGACTCTGACGAGTACGAAAAGTCTCGAGATCCGGATTCCGTTTCCTGTCGCGGGTTCGGGGTTTTACGGCATCAACCAGACGCTTACGATTCAGGGTCATCCGAATCAAACAATTCGACTCATAGGTGAGACCGCGTCGGGTGCGGGTAACATGGGCGTGCGGCTCCGTTGGACAGGCGCGACCGATGGCACGTTATTGGATTGTCCGGGAGTGAATGGTCTACGGATTCAAAACCTATGGTTAGACGGTGCGGGCGTTGCTAAGCGCGTCCTTTGGATCCGTCCCGACCAAGTGAACGCGATCGGCGCATCAGGTGTCGACATTCACGACTGCCAGATCACAAGCCCCAGGAACGTGGCAGGCGGCGCCGCCGTAGCCCTCGGTCCCAACACCGGAGGTATCACCCAAACAGACAACATCCGTTTTTACGGATGCACGATCCAGACGACCTACTTGGTCGGGCAACTTGCCGACGGCATCGTGAACCTAGCCGGGAACAATACGAAAAACGTTGCGCTGTTTGGAAGCGCACTCAACTACTTTCGCTATGGGCTTAACATGGCGTTGTCGTCGGGCCCGACATCCATGTTCGGTGGCGTAATCAACGGATGCGTGGGGGCGGCGGTTCTGGCGGGCGGTAACGCGCGCCTTGCCCTGTACGATGTCGAAGCCGAGGGCAACAACGCAATCGTGAATAGTGGAGGCGGAGTCGGGTCGGGCGCTGGCTCGATTCTGATGAAGAATTGCGAGTGGTACATGTCACCCGTCAACGCCAGCGCGTATACGGGCGACTGGGACGTCGCGATCGACTTTCTCGGTGGTGCCGTCGATATCGAAGGTGGTTTGATCTGGAACCAACGTAACTTTGCCATTACGGCTGCGACGAACACAGCCCCTATCGTATGCACGGCGGCGGCGCACCTTCTCAAAACAGGCGATCGGATCGAAGTCTTCGGAGCGCTAGGCAACACCAGCGCCAACGGTTTCTGGACCGTGACGGTGTCCGATGCCAACACCTTCACACTCGTTGGGTCTGTCGGCAACGGTACTTATTCCGGGTCTGGTTTCGTGTACGTCGAAGCCAAAACCCAGATCGGTTCGCAGGAGCTCCCGACCAATTCGGCATTCCGCGCGACCGGGTGCCAGTTCTGGATCTCGCAGGACCACCCGTCGGTGTACGACACGCAAGGGAACGATCTGTTTGGGTCTGTTTACGCACAAGCCCACGACGTCCGGGTCGCGTTGAAGTCTTGTATCGGCGCCAGTATCGCGTCTTCTGGTAACTCGACCGCGATGCCCGATATCGATATGCGGGCGCAGCGGCTTGGTCGATACGGCGCGGGATCGTTGATCACCGACACAACAGGTCAACTGGTCGTCAGTGGTCCCGTGGACGTTCTGAGTTTCGGAGCTATCTCCGATGTCGCGGGGGCCGCTGACGGTGTGTTGTCGGGCGGAAGCGTCAACAACCTCCAGTCGACCGCGACGACCTTCACGGCGGCCGACGTCGGCAAGATCGTCCTGATTCACACGCCGAAAACTGTCGGGACCGGAACCGTCACGACTAGTACTTCGTTCGTCGCGAATGAAGGCTATTTGCTCACAGGGTCCGGTACTCTGTTCACGACGGAGTTTTTTACGGGCCAGCGGATCAAGATTGCGTCTGCCGAATACAACGTCGTCTCGGTCGCGAGCAACACCAGCGCATACATCTACCCGGCGCCGCCGAGTCTTTCGGGGCAGACGTTCTACCGGAGTGTTCAACACGCGGCGACGATCTCTGCGCTCGTCAACTCGCACAACGTCACGATCTCCCCAGGTGCAACTGTCGCCGGGAGCTCCCTGCGATTCTGCTACGGCACCGACAATCTCGCGTCGTTCAACGACGCGATCGCCTTCGCACAGGCTCGAGGTAAAGAGGTTCTGATACCGGGTAGTGCGCGCGCGTACGCGCTGTCGGGTCCGCTTGATCAGATTACGATTCCCGGGCTTAAGATCAGCGGACATGGCGCCGCTACACTCGCCCAGTCGGTATTTGGTTCAGACGACTGGCTAAGAACCGATCTGCAATACGGCTCGACCGTACGCGTGTTTTCGGGTGGTTTCTTAGAAGTGGACGGCCAACCGTACGTGGGACCGACGCTCGCGCACTTCGCCGTTGTTGGACCGGGTTATGGTACGGGTACCGGACTTGGACGGAATACAGGACTCGCTCACGATTGGGTCAATTGCAAGTTGACCGATGTCATATTCGCGAACTTCAAAATTGGTATCGACTTCGACACAACGTTCGCCTGTACGCAAGACGATCTTGCGGTCGTAGGGTGCGGGCGAGGGCTTCACTACATCGGCTCGAATACACACAAGTCGATCGGCCTATCGGCCCAAGCATGTGGGGTCGGTCTCGATCTGGAGGGACTAGGTGAGTCGTCTTTTACTGGTGCGCTGTTTCAGGCGAACATCGGGCAGGCCAGCACGTTCTTTCGACCGGCCGATAACAACAACGCCTGTAACCAGCTCAAGTTTCAAACGTGCCATTGGGAGAACAACGCGGACAGCCTGCACCTAGGCAACTTTATCCGCATGCATGCGGCGAACAATACGACCATCGCGGCGATCGAGTTCGACATGTGTCACTCGGGGGACCTCTATACGTTCGAACCTACGCAGGCCGGTACTGGCACGATCGTACACATCACGACGATCGGGTCGCAGTTCGCCGGTACCGTTAAACCGCGTTGGTCTGTCTGGACGAACGGTGGGTCGTGGTCTCTCGTCGATCTGTCGAACATGACGGACACAACGATGCAGCTTCTCTCCAAGGGGGGAAGCGCAACCCCCGACGGGACGTTCGGAAACTACTACCTGTGCCCGATCAACACCGGGCCGACGCCTGATGAGATCTCGCCCGATCTACTGAATGGGTTCGAGCAACACGTCATCTATTCCAGCAGCCTCAAGGTCAACCAGCCGAAGTTCAACGGTGTGAATCCTCCACTTTGGTGGACGCTCACACTTTACTTCCGCCCTCAAGCCGGGGGAACCGAAATTACCTGGAATGGGAACTTCATCACGAACCCCTGGACCGATGCCGGTTCGGTATCGGGCAAATCGTCGTTCATCACCTGGATCCATATCGGGTCGGGTGTGTGGGTCGTTAAGGAGTATCAGCAGTTTGACGGTTCCCAAGTTCCGCCGGAACTTCAGGTACAGATCATCTCGGGCGATACATCCGCCGGCTATGGAACCACACACGACATTCGCCTGACGGCATCGATCACCGAGCTCGCGCTTTCACCTGATGGCGAGGGGCACATCGTTACCTTCTACAACGACGTTCCGGTTAAACCGGGGGCGATCGTCAAGATCTTCAACTTCTCCGGACTCTTCGACCTGACGATCAAAAACGCGGGGGCCGTTACGCTCTGTCACGTTCCGGGGGCTCCTACGTTTGGACCCGGGTACGCCGAGATCGTCTATACGATCAACGCAACCCTCGGAGGCGGTGCCGCCAACTGGGTCCTGATGAATCCGGGAAACTGCTCGACCTGATTCGTTGCGGCGTCTGCCGGGCTCTGACATCATTGGGTACTCCCGAGGAGAACCCAAGATGGCGACCTACTTTTTGATCAACACCGTCACGTTCGCGGGCGGCAAACTGCTTCCTGGTGTCACGCTCGATAGCGTCGTCGACGCGTTCTCCTACAGTCAGGCCACCGGGGCTGGCGCCTTGCTGGTGCCGACAACGGACCCGACGGTCGCGGCAGCAGCCGCCAAAGCGGTTGCGGCGCACGCAAAAGGGGCGAACGAAGTCGAACTCGAAGAGATCATGATGGTCGGGCTCAACGCCAGCCTCGCGTCGACCGCGACTGGTTCGGGCGCCTCAGCCGTCGGAATCGAAGATGCCGGTTCGCTCTTCACGGCGCAGAACGTTGAGACCGCACTCGCGGAAGTGAAAGCATCGGCAGACGCCGCGATTGCGCTCCAGAAGCGCACCGTGACGGTGACGGACGCGACCCTGACGGACGCGGTCGCGGGCGAAGCCCAAGTAGTCGCGATCGGCGCTGCCCTGCCGGCGAACGCGATCGTGCTCGCGCACGAAGTACTCGTCACGACCCTGTTCTCGGGCGGCTCGGTCTCGGCCGTGAAGCTCGACATCGGCGGCACCGTCGCGGCCGCGATCGTGAGCCAGATGGACGTCTTCACGGGCGCCGCGACCGGTTCCCTATCGCCCCGCACCGGTGCTCACGCGCAAGGGAAGTTCTCGGCCCAGCAACTCAACGCGACCTTCACGCCCGATGGAGGCCACACGCTCGCGGCTCTCACGGCCGGTAGCGTCACGATCACGGTTTGGTTCTCGGTCCTCGCCTGAGCCGTTTGAGTCCCCGGTCCCCGGGGGCTAGAAGGGAACAGATGAGGTTCAGGACGCTCGTCGGCGACGTCGCGGGACTCGCCCTGTACGGGGCCGGTCTCGCGCTCCTCGAGGTTGGGTGCCGGTTGTCGCCGGCGCTCGACCGGGCCGGTACCGCGCCGCGCGGCGCGGTCGAGGAGCCGGACGAGATCCTCGGCGTATCGCTCTCGGCAGAAGCCGAGCGAATGATCGAAGAAGGACGAGCCGAACGCGCGCGTCCGATGCCGGCCGCTGCCGCGCCGCTCGCGGGCTCCGCGGCCGCCCGCGCGAGGGCCCGGTGATGGCGGACGACGACTTTAAAGCATCCGCGATCATCAAGAGCGAGCGGTACTTCGAGCTCACCAGGATGCTCCAGTACTTCGACTGCACCCAACACGATTACAAGCAGTACGACTTCGACGGCCGAATTCAGCGCCGCGGCTCGGAGGCCATGCAGCCGCTCATCACGGCCGAGGTCGCGAGCTTCTACATCCCGCTTCGTCAGCGTCGGCCGTCGGCGCCGATCCGGATCGGCAAAACGATCGTCGAAGCCTTCACCAACATGCTGTTCGGGGAAGACCGCTGGCCCCGACTTCTCTGCTCGGGCGACCCCGACACGCAAGATTACGCGGAAGCGCTCGCGAAAGAAGAGGGCCTGAGGGTCGCGATGGTGCAGGCCCGAAACCTCGGGGGCGCCACCGGGTCCGTCGGAATCTCGTGGGCGTTCGACCGCGGTAAGCCGCGGGTCGAGGTCCACAACGTCCGGAACCTTTACGTGCACGAGTGGGAAGACCGGAAGAAGCAGATCGTCGCGCACGTCTCGGAGTTCACCATCACGCACGAAGACGAGTACGACGCTCTGAAGAAGCGTATCGTTCGGAACTACTACTGGCAGCGTCAGGACTGGACCCCGGACGCGACGGTGTCGTTCTTGCCGGCGCCTTTCAAACCGGGCGTCGAGCCGATGTGGATCGAGGATCCCCAAGGTAAAGTCCAACACGGGTTCGGGTTCTGCCCGTTTGTTTGGATTCAAAATCAGCCGTCGAGCGACCCCGAGGGGGTTCCGGACTACCACGGGCAGTACGACGCGATGGACTCGCTCGACCTCCTGAACTCCGTCATCTCGCGCGGCACGATCCTCAACCTCGACCCAACCGTGGTCCTGAAGATGAACGCGATCGTCGCGGGCCGGACCGGGATCAAGAAGGGGTCGGACAACGCCCTGACGGTCGGCGAGAACGGCGATGCCCACTACCTCGAGATTGCTGGCTCGGGCGTCACGGCCGGACTCGCCGCGAAGGCGGACGCGCGCGCGTCGATCCTCGAGGCCTGCCAGTGCGTGATCCCGGACCCCGATCAGGTCGCGGCGGCCGGTACGAGCTCGGTCGCGATCAAAGCGATCTACGCTCCGATGCTCGGGAAGGCAGCCGTTCACCGAGAGCTCTATGGGGCCGGGATCAAGCTGCTCATCGAGCAGCAGCTCCGGGTCGCGCGCGAGCGTAACGGCCGACCCGTCACGATTCAGGTTCCGGCCGACCCGAAGTCGGAATCAGAAAGCGAATCTTCTGAGGCTGAATCCAATTCGGTCGAAGCAGTCGAATCGATCGATCTGCCGCCCAAGATGGTGCCGGTTCCGAAGCCTCCCCCGGACCCCCCGAAGATCGGACCAGACGGGATCCCGGAACCGAAGTCAGAAGAACCCGAACCCGATATCCCGATGTTCGAAGAAGTCGAACGGGTTCCGGGCAAAGGCGAGCGGATCGACCTCGGGTGGGGCGAATGGTTCCCGCTGACGGCCCAGGACAAGAACCAGGCCGTACAGGCAGTCCAGCTCGCGTCGGGCGGCAAAGCGGTTCTGTCGCAGCAAACGGCGGTCGAGGAAGCCGCGACGATCTTCAACCGCGACCCCGCCGAGGAGTGGGGGAAGGTTCAGAAGTCGAACCAAGAAGACCAGGTCCGGCAGGCCACGATGTTCCCGCCCGCGGGTGGCCCGGTTGGGAAAGACGACGCTCCCGGGGAAGATGACGACGAGGACGACGAGAGCGAACCCGAGCCGAAACCCGGGATGCCCAAAAGGCCGCCGAATCCGTTCGCACCGAAAGCTCCGAAGCCACCCGGTTTGAAGTAGAGGCGCCGCGTGTTCACGATCGTGAATGCGTCGCCGCGTTCAACCGCCTGCTCCCGAGCAGATCGAGATCGACAGGCTCATCCGGTTAATCTCCGACCACGCGGCACGCCGGTGCCAGAGCGGGGTCCTGAAGACCTGTCTGTGCGACCTCTGCTGGGCCGCGACCCGCCGACTCGAGAGGATCCGTAATGGCCAAGCGGGACGAGGCCCTACTCGACGTCGTTAAGCGCAACCGCGCCGAGGCGATCGACCTTTCGAGCCGGGTCGGGCAGAAACGACTTCAGAAGCTCCTCGACCGGGCCGCGGCCGACCTGACGAAACGGATCGCAGCGTCGACGCGTGCCGGTGGAGGGCCCGGTCAGGGGTCGTTCACACACGAGCAACTTCAGGCGACGCTCCGGCAGGTCCGGGATGTCTCGAAGGGACTCCAGAAGGGCCTGGGGCGGCTCGTGGTCGACCAAGGGCACGACGCGGTCGACCGGTCCGTCGGTAACCTCGTCGACTACCTCGGACGCGCCGAGAAGGCATTCAGGGGGGTTGGGGCGCGACCGCTCGCGCTGAAGGAAGCCGCGATCCTCGACCGTGCCTATTCCGGGACCGATTCGTCGATGCTGCGCCGGCTGATGTCGACCGGCGATGAGACGCCTGAGCATCCGGCCAAGAAGGGGATCCTGGACCGGTACGGCGAAGAGGTGGTGGGGCAGTTCGAGGAGTCGCTTCAGGTCGGGCTCGTGGCCCGCAAGTCATGGGCGGAAGTCCGGCAGGACCTCGTCGAAAACTCGCCTTTCCTCCAGGGGGCTCCGAAACACTGGGCGGAACGGATCGTTCGCACTGAGTCGATGTACGCGTACAACGCTGCCGCGCACGAGGGGATGCAGGAGGCGGACAAGCAGCTTGGCGATATGACGAAGATCCTGTGCGCGGTGTTCGACGACCGCACCTCGTGGGACTCCTACCAGGTTCATGGCCAGATCCGTCGAATGCAGGAACCGTTCGGTTGGTACCTCGGGCTTTACCAACACCCACCGAATCGACCGAACGATCGCGAGACCGTCATCCCGCACCGGGTTTCGTGGCCGATCCCCGCGACGCTCGCGTGGCGTCCGGCCGAGCAGGTAAGCGCGCGCTGGCGCGCGGAGGGCCGGAAGGGCCCCGTACCGCCGCGGCCCAAGATGACGACGATCCCGCTCGAGAAGTTCGGAAAGTAGCGCCCCTTGCACCGCTCCCCTGGGGGCGCGAAGCTACGGGACCGCGCCGCGCGGCGCGGTGGAGGCCAGGATGGCGACGAAACCTTACAAGCTGAGAGACGCAACCGGACTACGGGACCACACGGGGCAGTACTCGCTCAGCGGGAAACCGGCACCCGGCAAGATGCCCGACCCACCGGCCGCCGTTGCTCCAACCAAGGTCTACCCGGGGTATCCGCCCGGCGAGGTGAAACGTGACCCCGGCCCCGACGGCGAGACCCCGCTCAAGCCTCCCGCGAAAGAAGCCCCCAAGAAGTCTTATCGGTTGCGTGGTTGAACCACTCCGCGCCCCCATCCATGATTGGCCTGCGAGGTGACAGATGAACGCTGACGGCAAATATCCCGGTACCGGTAAAGAGAGCCCCTTCGGAAACGGCAAGGGAGCCTCGACCGCGACCGGCCCGACGACCGGTGGAAACGACTTCGTCAAAAACCCGGGCGGCGTCAAGACCGGCGCCGGCAACGACTTCACCCGCAATCCGGGCGGTATGAAGACCGGCGAGGGCCGCGACTTCACGAAGGGTGAGCAGAAGAAGCAACCCCAGGGTGAGTCGTCCGACCTCAATACCGAAACGTCACCCTCCGGCGAGCTCCTGAAAAAACTCGACGCGCCGGCGTCCCCCGAGCGCGGTGCTGGCTCGATGGGGAATCCCCGCAAATCGTACAGGCTCGGGAAGTAACCCGTGTCGATCGCGGTCCTGGACGGCAGTCTCTCGGTCGGACCCGACGTGGTCTCTGACTCGTCGTTCCCGTCCGGGACCCATACGGAACCGCTTTCGCTCGCCCCGCAAAAGAAGCTCGTCAACGCCTCAACCGGAACCCTCGAGCGGAACCTCGCGAGCGCCGGATCGTTCGCAACCCTCTCGGGGGTCGGCCCGACCGATACGGTTCAGCAGGGGACGCTCCTGTACGTGAGGGTCGCGGGCGGGTCGGGGTTTCAGATCCGGCTCACGCTACAGGACCCGGGGGGCGGATCCGATATCGTGTCGATCCTTCCGATCGACGGCACGCAGATGTTCGAATTCCCCTCGAACGGCTACCTGAAGGGCCTCGAGGCCAAGGGGAACGGCAAGATCGTTTACTTGATCGCCGGACCGCAGTGAATCACGTTCTGGGGGCCCACCCCGAGGAGAATGCCCAATGAGCCTGAAGGACGCTTTCAACCGAGCCAACCCGAACCATCTCGCTGACGAGTTCCGCACCGCAAAACTCGGCGACGTCCTGCGGTCCCTCTCGGTTCACCTCTACAAGCAGGCCCCCAGCGCGCCCGTGCCGCTCGACCAGATTGCCTCGACCCACACGCTCAAGCTCCCGAACGACGCGAAGGCGTGTCGGATTCATCGAGCGGTCGCGGTCGCGGGTTCCGGCACTCCTGCCGAGTTGGTGATCGACACTCCCCCGATGACGAGCGCCACCGCCGCCGGTCACATCAACATCTCGGCCGCCGGCGACCTGACGTTCGCGTCCGCTGACGCCTGGACTCGCGTCGACGTCGACTACTTGCCGGCCGTCATGGATACCGTAACGCTCACGCTCCCGGTCGTGACGAGTGATATTGCACTCCCGACATCCGTGACCGCGATCGGCGCCGTGATGTTGCTCCGGGCCGTTCTGACGGTCGGGACCGTGACGGGTGAGGGCAAAGTGATTGCGCCGGGTTCGCGCTCCAGCACGACCCTTCAGTGCAACCTCAACCTCGCGAAGGACACGGTTCAGTTCGTTTCCGCCGATGCCGTCACGCAAGCGACCATCACGCTCGGTCTCGTGCCCGGTACGAACCTCGATACGCTCCTGAAGGCTTCCGAAGGCGTCCTGACCTGAGAGGGTCTCGCGTGTTCGCCCCGCGGGGTCGGGGGATAAACGACCCCTGACCCCGTGGAGGAATCAATGGCTGAAGAAGAAAAGCCGGTTGAGAAACCGGTCGAGAAGACGCTCGAAGAGAAACCGAAGGATCCCCCGAAGGCTTCCGAAGAGAAGCCGAAAGATCCGCCGAAAGCCGCGAAGGGTGACGACGACGATCTCGTCCCGGATGACGACGGCGTCTACAAGATCCCGCAGGCCCAGTTCCTCAAGCGGGTCGCCCAGATGTCGGCGAAGGAACTCCGCCGGATCTTCGGAACGAGCGATCTCGACAAGATCGCCGAAGAGCGCAAGGAAGCCCAGTCGCTCAAGAAGGCGAAAGAAGCCGCCGACGCAAAGGCGGATGAAGAGCGCCGGGCGAAGCTCGACGAGGAGACGCGACTCAAGGAGGACCTCAAGAAGAAGGAGGACCGGATCGCGGAACTCGAGCGCCTCAATTCCGAGAAGGAAGAGGGGATGTTGGCCGATCGCCAGGAGCAGGTCCTGACGAAGATCGCCGCGAAGCTGTTCGAGGAAGACTACGTCGATGTCGCGCTCGACCGATTCCGTCGCCACGTCCGGGGGCTCTCAAGCTCGAAGGTCAGGGCGATGGACGAAGAAGATGTTTCGACCTGGTTCCGGCAGTACGCGGAGAAGCACCCGAAGATTGCGCGCGGGGCCGATTCGACCGAGACCGACGACGACAAGAAGAAGCGCGAGACGGCCGAGGCGGCCAAGAAACCGAAGGTGCCGCTCGATACGAAACCGAAGGACCGCAAGACCGCAACGTCTTCTCTCGACATGGGGAAGTTCGGCGGTAAGACCCCGCGGCCCGGTCAGCCGAACTCGATGAACAGCACCGAGCTCGCCGAGTACAAGCGGGCGCGCGGTATGTCCTGGTAACGAGGACGTCCTGATCCCCGGAGGGGCAAGCGATCGAGAGGTCGTTTGCCCCTTCTGCTTTTGGGGGCGGCTTGCGCGGGCTCGGGACGAATGCCACGGTTCCGGTGTCCAGACGCGAACAGGCAGACCCAGTCCCCCAATACGCGCACGACGGCGGTTAACGGTCGGTCCCGGGAGGAGTGGCAGAGGCCCAGTAGCGAAGGCTACCAGAACCCCCACCCGAAAGATCCATCCCAATGGCCATCCAAGGCTCTATCGTCTCTGCCCTCCCGGAGGGCATTCAGTCGCTCATCCAAGAGGGGATGCTCGAGAGGGCATTCCACGACGGTCTTGTGCCGGCGCTCCAGTACCGCGCCGAGGGTATGTTTCAGCGCTTCGAGGGTAACCTCGGCACCGAGAAGCTGGAGACCCGCCCGGGCCTTCTGCGCCCCAAGACAACCCCGCTCGTCGCGGGCGTCGACCCCAATCCCCAGGCCCTGACGTACGAGCAGTGGTACGCGCGCATCGACCAATACGGCGATTCGATCGACACCCACATGCCGACCAGCGCCGTTTCGATCGGCGACCAGTTCGGCCGGAACGTTCACCAACTCGGCATCCAGGCCGGTATGTCGGTCAACCGAATGGCCCGCAACGCGTTCTTCAAGCCCTACTTGGGAGGCTCGACGAACCTGATCGCCGCAACCGGTACCGGCGACACCACGATCCGGGTCGCGGCCCTCAACGGGTTCACGACCGTCATCGGTTCGACGAACGCTCAGGTTCGCCCGGTTCCGATCGGTCCCTCCTCGCCGCTCTCGATCACGATCATGAACGGCGCGACCCCGATCGTCCGCAACGCGATCGGTTTCGCTCCCGACGACCCCACGGACCCGTTCGGGCCCGGTACCTTGACGCTCTCCGCGACCGTCGGGTCGGTCGTCGCGACCCGCTCGCCCGTGCTTTCGGCGCTCCGCCCGAAGATCCTCCGCAGCGGCGGTGGTGACTCGGTCGACGCGCTTTCAAGCTCGGACACGATCGCGCTTCAGGACGTCATCAATGCCTGCGCGGAACTCCGCCAGCGCAACGTGCCGCCCCACGAGGACGGGTTCTATCACGCTCACCTGTCGAGCCTGACGAACGCTCAAGTGTTCCAGGACCCGGTCTACCAGCGCCTTCAGCAATCGCTGCCCGAGAACGCCCCCTACAAGCAGGCGTACATCGGGACCGTCGCGGGCGTCTCGTTCTACATGAACACCGAGTCGCCTGACTCGGGGAACTCCGGGACCCTGACCGGAACTTCGGCGAATGCGTTCTACGCGGCCGACATCGGCGCCGAAGTCGTCAACAACGGCGGCGTAAAGGTCGGACGCGTGATCGTATGTGGCCGCGGCGCCCTCTACGAGCACGGGCTCGACGAGTCCGCCTACGTGAGCGAAGCGGGCGTCAACGGGAAGATCGGCGAGTTCGACATCGTGAACAACGGCGTCCAGATCTCGACCGACCGTATCCGGCTGATCATCCGGGCTCCCGTGAACCGCATGCAGGACCTCGTCAGTTCGAGCTGGTCCATCACGGCCGGCTGGTCGGCCCCGACCGACTTCACCGCGCAGGGTGGCAGCGAGCTCTACAAGCGCGCTGTCGTGATTGAGCACGCATTGGGCTAGCGCTTAGTCGCTTCCCGTAAGCCGCGAAGGGCCACCTGGTTTACGCCGGGTGGCCTTTTGCTTGTCCGCCCTTCGCGGGGGCGGTAAAGGAACCGCGGAGGTACAGACGAGATGGCCAGATCAGCACCGAAGCCGCAGCAGGCCCAGCAGGCAGAATCCCAGATCCCCGGGGGAAGTTCGGGGGCACCGTTCGTCGAACACGACTCGGCAACGATCCCGCTCGCGCCCCCCGACCTCGTCAGGGCCGCGCGCGAGGAACGCGAGCCCGATGAGCCCGTCGTACCGGTCGCCCGCTACCGGGTCCTTCAAGAACGTCGGATCATGCACCGCGGTTCCCTGACGATGCTGAAGCCCGGCAAGATCGTCGACGAGTCGAACTACCGGATCGAGGACCTCATCGGTCAGGGAGTTCAGCTCCAGAAGCTGGAGGAGTAGGGTGGCGCTTTCGGAGGACGAACGGGTCCGGATTCGGCATCACCTCGGCTACCTCAACGTCGCGGAGGTCGCGACGTTCGTGTTAGGTGTCCCGGCGTCGGTCCAGACCCAGTTCATGATCGAGCCCGCGATGGACAAGATCCTGTTGCCGGCCGAGGCGAAGGCGCGACAGCTCCTCGATCAACTCGACGCGGTCGAGTTCCAACTGTTCGACGACACCGAGACGCTCGTCGCAAGCAAGGTCGGGTCGATCGACCTGAACCCGGACGAGTTCGAGAAGGTCATCCAGCGGTACGACTTCATCCGGAACGGGCTCGCCAACATCTTGGGTGTGATCCCGAACCCGTACGACAAGCGATTTTGGCAATCCGGTGGGGGAGCGGTCGGCATCAACGTGCCGATCGTTCACTGACGGATGCCGAAGGTCGGACCGCTCCCGCCGGGTAAGGTCGGCCGAACCCTCATCGACAAGCTCGTCGGGAAGGCCGACAAGATTCGTCAGCTCGCGACCAAGCTCGGGATCCGGCCATACCGGGTATTCTTGGTTCACTCGGGGTGGACGGGGGAGGAACGCGGCGAAGGACGCGAGCGCGAGCTCAGCCGGGTAGAGCTGCTCCCGACCCCGCGCGTCAGCCCGCTCGACGCGGTCTCGCGGGTACCGTTCCACGCCGGCGCGTACCCGGTCGGATCCATCCGGGTCGACGAGATCTCGATGCGGTACACGGAGGACCAGCTCAATGGGCTCGGATACCCGCGCACGGGCGCGGACGAAGTTCCGGAGCGGTTCGACTTCTGGTACGAGCTCGTCGAGGACGGTCGCTCTGGGGGGCCGGTTCGACCGCAGAAGTACCGGATCCTGGGGCAGCCGTTCCGGAATGCCGAGCAGGTCTTTTGGGCGGTCGCACTCGAGAGAATCTCGGACGACCCACCGGCGCGTCAGCTGCCTTAGCTGGTGAGCCAGCGCTGGACGGCACCGCCGGCGCGCGCCGCGCCCGAGATAGCCGCGAACAAGACCATCACGAGCACGATCCCGAACCAGACCGACGCCTGAAGGACCAGGAGCGGTCGGTCCCACCGCCCGTGCTCCACGAGGTCAGCATCCCAGTGTTGGTAGAACCCAAACGCGGCCGCGACGTAAACGATTAGCGTAACCATCGTTGAACCGATGGCGCGGGGCCGCCAAGCTTCCGGCATGCCCTCGACCGTTATCCCGATCGAAGAGGCCGGCGCCTGGGCGGCCGGGATCGGGCGCGCGATGCCGGATGCGGCCCGGCGGGGACTCTTGGCGGCCGCTTACCGAATCGTAGGGGCGATCAAAACCCTCGACCTCCCGCTCGACCGCGGAACCGCGCGAGCCGGGTGGCGAGCCGAACAGGTTCCGGCGGGAGCCGCGATCTTCAATACGGTCCTGGAGGCGGTCCTGATGGAAGGTGGGGTCAGGCCCCAAAACATCAAGATCGGTCGGAAGATGATCGATGCCCTCGCGGAGTGGGCCCGCCGAAAGGGCATTGGGTCTCAGCGAAACCAGACCGCGTCCGGCAGGGTCACGAAGGGCCGGCCTGCTGATGAACTGTACCGGTCGGTCGCGTGGGCGATCGCGACCAAGATGAAGCGGACCGGCATCTTCCACCCCGAGAAGGGGGGCCTCCAGCCGCTCGCCAAAACGACTCGTCGACTCGGTCCCCAGTACATTCGCGAAGAGGTCGCGCGCGAGCTCCGCCGGGCCTTCGGGGCAACCTGATGAGTACCCGCGAACGAGCCCACGACCTGATGAACGGCGCGACGCCCAACACGGCGCCGTGGCCGGCCCGCCCCGAGGTAGCGCTTCAGGCGGTCGACGGCCGTACGGTCGCGCTCAGGATCCTGGCCCGCTACATCTCGGAGCTCATCTTTCAGCTCCCGGGTGACAAGGGATCGCCCGTCACGATCCCGTACCGGATCAAACCGGAGGACGTCCACATCGAGCAGCCCGACAACGTCGACAAGCTCCGGTTCCCGTCGATCGTATTCTTGCCGGGTGCGGGTGAATACCAGCCGGTCGGTCTGACCCCCTACGTGGTTGAGTCGACGCGAGACGAGGAACGGAAGGACTGTGCGCTCCAGGTGATGGGGGAGTACTTCGAGGCCTTTACGGTCGAGTGCTGGGCCGACTCGATGCCGCTCCGGCGGTCACTCGTCGCGGCACTCGAGGACGCGTTCGTCCCGTCGGAAGCGATCTACGGGCTCCGGTTCCGGATGCCCGACTACCACGACCAAACGGTCTGTTTCACGCTCGCGACCTCAATGCGGCCCGACGACCCGGATGCGGTCCGGAACCGGCGCTGGGCCCACCTGGGGCTCGAGATGAGGTTCGAGGTCGTCAAACTGGTTCCGGTCGAGGGGTTCCGACCCGAAGTCGAGGTCGGGACATTCGAGTTTGGCCTCGGGGGTCCCGACTCGGACGTTTGAAGCCTGGGAGCGTGCGTGCCACGATTCGATCGCGCGCGAGGGAAACCGAACCATGGCGAACTTCATCAGGCGTTTTACGACCGATCCCGGCAACGATATCCTGCTGAACATCGAGTCGGTCAACGTGATCGACCGGGATCCGCCGGCCGCCATCACGGGGGTCGGGACCGGCACCGCGATGCTGGTGGGGGAGTTCGAAAACGGACCCTTCAATCTCGCGACCGAGATCACGGGCGCCGAGGACATGCAGCAGACGTTCGGATCACTCGGCTACACGTACGGGGGAACGACCGGCCAGAATCCGTCGGCCCGCACCCGCAATGCCGACTCGGCCGTCGCACCCGAATACTGGAACGGCAACGGAGCCGTTCAGCTCTCGGGGAAGCGATTCAGCCGACTCGTGCTCGTTCGGGTCGACACGAGCGTTGGGAGCGTCAGCTTTTCGCGGCTCGGCTCGTCCACAGGAGTCGCGAAGCCGAGCTACCAGATCACGACGGCCGACACGCTCTCGTTCAAGATCAACGGCGCCGGCGCCGTAACCGCGACTTTCACGGCCGTCGCGGCCGTCACGACCGGAGCATCGGCCACCTACGCGATCGTCGGGGGCGAGACCGTCACGCTCCAGTACGACTCAGCGCCGGCCTTCACCGTCACGTTCCTCTCGACCGACACGACCCAGGCCGCCGTGATCGCGCGGATTAACCAGTACGCGGGTTTCACGTACGCGTCGACCTCAACCACCGAAGTTCGGCTGACGTCCCGCCAAAAGGGCAGCGGCGCAAAGAACGTCGTCGTCGGGTTCGACACCGGTGCGACCGCGGCGAAGCTCGGCCTGACGGCCGGCACGGTCAGTGGGTCCGGGAACGTAGCGAACTCGAACGCCGTGACGTTCGCGGAGCTGAAGCTGATCGTCGAAACCGCCCTAACGGGTACGACGATGGACCAGACTTCGAGCGGCGCACCGCGCCTCTCGAGCAACACGGCCCTCACGGGGACCGTCGAACTCAGTACGCCGACGACCGCGACCGACTTCGGGTTTTCGGCCGGCGTCGGCACCGCCGTAACGGGTGACGCTGGGAAGATCCCGGCCGGGACGGTCGTCAAAACGAGCGGTCCGGTCAAATACGTCACGATGCAGGACGTCGCCGTGACGGCGGCATCGGCCGGACCCTACACGGTCAAGGTGCGGCACGCGACCGACGACGGGACCGGTACGGCATCGATCGCCGGCTCCATCACGCTCGTCGACTCGGTTTCGCCGATCGACCTCGCGGCGTTCTCCGTTATCAACCTCACGCCGACCGTCGCGGCCCTGACGGAATCCCAGATCGACGCCGCGTACTCGGCTGCGTTCGACGCGACCCTCGACATCAACACGGTCGCGAAGGTCATCAACGTTGCGTGGTCGGCTCGTCAGTCGAACTCGGTGCGCCGCAAGGGCAAGGACAACGCACTCAGCGCGAGTGCAAACGGCTGTTTCGGCCGCATGTTCCTCGCGCGGTCCCCGATGGCACTCGCGAAGGCAATCGCGAAGGGCACCTCTGAACCGGGCGTTGGCCCGTACCGGGATCAGCGGGTCGTCTACTGCTACCCGAACGCTCGCACGAACGTACCCGGGATCGCACGCCTCGGACTCTCGGGCGGCACTGGCTTCACGGTCGATGGCAACGTCGACGTGGGGGCCGACGGGTTCCTCGCGAGCGTTCTGAGCCAGCTCCCGCCGGAGGAAAACCCCGGCCAGGACGCGGGGCTCCTCGGGAACATCATCGGGATCGAGTCGGGGCTCTCGTCTCAATCCCTAACGATGTCGGACTACATCGCGTTCAAGGCCGCCGGTATCTGCGCGCTCCGGATGGACGCCGGCACCGCGAGCTTTCAGTCGGGCGTGACGTCGGTCGATCCGCTCGCGTACCCGAACCTGAAGAACATCGCGCGTCGCCGGATGGCGGACTTCATCCAAGATACGCTCGCGAACCGCATCACGGGCTTCGGGAAAAAGCTCTCGACGATCCGTCGCCGCAAGGCTCTTTTGGCCGAGGTTCGCGGATTCCTGAAGGGGCTCTTGTCGCCGGACGATCTCGCGAGTCAGCGGATCGCGGCGTTCTCGGCTTCCGACAAGCAGGGCAACACGCCGACGACGCTCGGCCAGGGCCTCTATCGGGTCAAGGTCGCGGTCACGACGATCTCGTCACTCGATTCGATCGTGCTCGATACGACGATCGGCGAAACCGTCGACGTAACGGAAGCCGCGTAAGCGACAGGGAAGCGAAGAAGGAAGGAACCGGACAATGCCGACCCCGCAGAGGATCAAGGGCCAAGAGGTCGTGATCAACATCGTTTCGGAT